GCCCCGAACGCTACCAGGCTCTGGCCGACGAACTGGCCTGCACCGAGGGCAGCATCCGGCACTACGCCGTAGGCCGTGCAATTCCCCGGCCAGAGATGCTGCGCCGCCTGCACGCCAGAACCGGACTCCCACTCGAGTCGTTCCTGTTTCCGTTCGGGGGCTAGGGTATGGCGTCCACACACAGAGACGAACCCGGCCCGCGCTATTTCGCAAGCGTTCCGCGCATTCAACCGCATACCGATCCCGCGCTGTGGCCAGTGTCGATGCGGGTGTCGGAAGTGGCCGTCGTGACGCGCCAGAGCGCCACGGGGCTGTATCGGCGGGTGGCGCTGGGCACGGCACAGCCGATGCCGGTGCTCACGCCGAAGGGGGACGCAGCAAAGCCGCTGCGCTGGCACCGGGACACGGTGCGTCGGTTCGTGGAGGGGAGGCAACCATGACGGAACGCAAGCCTGACGACGACGGGGACGGCGGGGCGGTGGTGGTGGCGATGGGGCTGCTGTGTCTGGCGTTCGTGCTGGGCGCGTGCGTGGCGGTGGCCGTAGTGGCGGGGGCGCTGTGATGCGCGCCGTGACGGCCCTGCGGATCGTGCTGGCGTGGGCGTTCGCGACGCTGATCGCGGCGGTCCTGTTCGATGCCGCCCTCAGCGTCTACCACTACGAGTCGGAGATCCAGCTTCGGCGCAACGCGGCGCTTCGGGCGGTGCAGCCATGAAGGTTGGCGATCTGCGCGTGTGGTGGATTCCCCAGGTGCCGATGGAGCCGTTCGCGGTGCCTGTTGCCACGGTGGCTGAGGGTGTCAAGGTGCTCGCCGTGCTGGCGGAGTACGACAGGTTCCAGCTCGCCCACAACATCAAGCCCGATTTCTCAAACGTGGGTGGTTTGGAGCGGTGGCGCGCTGACGATGGCTCGGCCGTCGCTGGCTGGGAGGACTGGTACGACGAAGCCACGGGAGAGGACGACCCGGCTGAGTGGCTGTCTTCGATGGCGGTGCAGTCATGAAAGCCGACGTGCTGCATGTGCTGTTCCCCGGAGTGGTGGTGCGGAAGGTTGGCCGCTCCGTGGTGGTGAGCGTGAACGGCAACGAGAAGGTGCTGCGCCCCGAGGAGGCGGCGCGGCTCGGCGGGGTGCTCGTGAGTCTCGGGGAGGGGGAGTGACATGGCGAAGTGCGAAAGGCGCGTAGTGAAGACCGATCCGCCGCCCGTGGAGTACGTGCTTACGCTGAGCGCGGACGAGGCCGCGTATCTGCGGTGGCGACTGAACACTGACGGCACGAAACGCAAGGAGTATCCGGCTTCTGGGTTCGACGCTTACGCGGCGAACACGGCGATCTGGGAAGTGTTGGCCGACGCTGGCGTCGAGAGGGTGTAGCCGATGGCGACCTACGACGAAACCTGGTGGACGGCCCCGGACGTGCAGCGTGACCGCGCCGCGTTCATGCGCGCCGTGGCGGCGAGACAGCCCGAGTGGCGCGAGCGCGAGGGCGAGATCGACAAGCTGCTCAACCGCTTGCAGACGGTGGACTACATGACCGGCACCCCGGCGCGGCGGCGCGGGTTCTCGACCGGAAGGGTGTCGGTGAACGGATGAGCGACCGCTGGGTGCTCAGCTACGACCCCCGCGAGGGCGAAGTCGAACCGGCCGATTGGTGCGAGACGCACGGCCAGCGGGGCTCGACGTGCGGCAAGTGCCTCGACGTGGAGCCGTGGGGCTCGCGCCGGGAGATGACGACGGACGAGATGACCGAGGCGTTCGCCGCGTTCTTCCGGCAGACGCTCGACACGATCAACGGGGGGAAGCGATGAAGGCACTGGCAACCGCGCTCGTGAAGGCGCAAGCGGCCATCGAGGGCGCGAAGAAGGACAGCACCAACCCGCACTTCAAGAACAAGTATGCCGACCTTGGGTCGGTGTGGGACGCCTGCCGTGAGGCGCTGCACAAGAACGGGTTCAGCGTCGTGCAATACGGCACCGTGACCGAGGCGGGCGCGGCGCTTGTGACGAAGCTGCTGCACGAGTCGGGCGAGAGCATCGAGGGGCTGACCCCGCTGCTGAACACCAAGGGCGACATGCAGGGGCTCGGCTCGGCGTGGACGTATGCCCGCCGCTACGGGCTCGCGGCCATCGTGGGCGTCTGCCCCGAGGACGACGACGCGAACGCGGCCAGCGAGAAGCCCGCGAAGGCGGCGGCGCTCGTGGCCCCGGTCGGGTTCGCAGACTGGCTCGCGGACTTCGAGGCGGCAGCGGACAACGGGCTGCTCGCGCTCAAGGAAGCGTGGGACAAGACGACGCCCGAGAACCGCGCCTACCTGGACGCGACGATGCCGAACATGCGCCAGACGCTGAAGGCGCGGGCGCAGAAGGTGGCGGCGTGAAGAACTTCACGGTTCACAGCGCCCCGCAGGGCACGCCAGAGTGGCTGGCGGCGCGTCTCGGCCGCGTTACCGCGTCCCGCATGAAGGACGTGCTGGCCGTTATCAAGAGCGGTGAGGCTGCCGCCCGCCGCGACTACCGCACGCAGCTCGTGTGCGAGCGCCTGACCGGCCAGCCGCAGGACGACGTGTTCGTGTCGGCCGACATGCAGCGCGGCACCGACCTGGAGCCCGCCGCCCGTGCCGCCTACGAGGCGCAGACGGGGCAGTGGGTGGAACAGGTGGGGTTCCTCGCGCACAACGAGCTGATGGCGGGCGGTTCGCCCGATGGCGTCGTGGGCGACTACGAAGGGCTCATCGAGATCAAGTGCCCCCGTCCGGCCACGCACATCAATTGGATGAGGGCTGGCGAGGTGCCGGCAGCCCACGCGGCGCAGATCCGCATGTTGCTGTGGTTGACCGGCGCGGAGTGGTGCGACTTCATCAGCTACTGCCCGCATATGCCCGAACATTTGCGTGTCTACGTGGCGCGTGTGGAGCACGCGGTGGAAGAGTCGGACGCTGTGGTGGCGGCAATCGAGAAGTTTCTGGGCGAAGTGGACAACGAAGAAGCGGCGCTCCGTGGGTGGGGCGTCATCAAGGAGACGGCGAATGTCTGAACAGGCGAAGAAGAACCCCGATGAACTCGGCGCGCTGTGGCTCAAGAGCGGCGCGAAGGGCGAATACATGACCGGCACCATCGAGGGGATCGGCCCGGTGGTCTGCTTCCGCAACAGCAGCGACAACCCGAAGGCTCCGGCGTGGCGCGTGCTCAAGTCGAAGCCGCAGGCCGAGCGCGCCCCGGCGCAGTCGTCCGACATCGGCTGGTAGCCATGAACCGCGTCACGGTCATTCTCGAAGCGGACCACGACGACGGCACGCGCCGGACTGAAGTGTCTGCCACATACAACACCCCGGACTTCACGTCGGAGGCCGTGCTGCTCGTGTTCGAGGACGCGCTGCGCGGGTTCGGCTACTCCTGCCCGATTGACGGGCTGGTCATCGACAAGTCATGACCGGCGACACCTGCGAGTGCGGCATCTGCGCCATCGACGTCTGTGACATTTGCAGCGAGCCCGTGGCGTTCGTGGACGCGGAGAGCGAGGCGTGGTGTGCCGCGTGCTACGACAACTACCAGCAGATGCAGGCCGAGCAAGCCGCAGAGCGTGATCTGGCCTCGTGGCACGGCGGCAACGACTGGATGGGCGATGGTGCGTATCGGCGGGCGATGCGGCTCACGCGCCAGGAACAGCTCGAAGGGCTGGCCGACCGGGGCATCGACACCTGGGCAGAGTATCGGGGGGAACGATGAGCACATGGCAAGTTCTGCTCGGGGACGTGCGGGAGACGTTGGCGCGTATTCCGGCCGGGTCGGTGCAGACGTGCGTGACGTCGCCCCCCTACTGGGGGCTGCGCGACTACGGCACCGCGACGTGGGATGGCGGCGATCCGGCGTGCGACCACGATCAGCGGCGGCGAGAAAACGACGGTAGCAGTAAGAGCGCGACCAGTGCGGGTCAGACGAGGGACAGCGTGGCTGGCAGAACGACATGCCGCAAGTGCGGCGCTCGTCGCATCGACGCGCAGCTCGGGCTCGAACCGACCCCCGCCGAATACGTGGCGCGCATGGTGGAGGTGTTCGCGGGCGTGTGGCGCGTGCTCCGGGACGACGGCACGCTGTGGCTGAACCTGGGGGATAGCTACAACGCTGGAACGTCTGCCCCGCGTAGTAATCCTGACGAAAGATGGAATGCGGAGTTTGCAGGGCGAACATCTCACAATGCGCGCAATGCCGTGAGCGGCCTGAAGCCCAAAGACCTCGTGGGCATCCCGTGGATGGTGGCGTTCGCGCTGCGTGACGCGGGCTGGTATCTGCGATCGGACATCATCTGGAACAAATGCAACCCCATGCCGGAGAGCGTGACCGACCGTCCAACGAAGGCGCACGAGTATCTGTTCCTGCTCACGAAGTCGGCGCGCTACTACTACGACGCGGATGCCATTAAGGAAGCGATCACGTCTGAGGCCAGCATCGCCAGAAACCGATCCACGCCGCGTCAGATCATGGGCGCTGGTGCGCGCCAGCCTGGCGGCGATCCGACATACCGACAGCAAGTAAACGAGACGGATGCCGGCCGCAACAAGCGCAGCGTGTGGACGGTCGCCACGCAGCCCTATCCCGAGGCGCACTTCGCCACGTATCCCGAAGCCCTGATCGAGCCGTGCATCCTCGCCGGCAGCAAGCCCGGCGATCTGGTGCTCGACCCGTTCACCGGCAGCGGCACCACAGGCGCGGTGGCGATCCGGCACCAGCGGTCCTTCGTGGGCTGCGAGTTGAACCCGGCGTATCTCGACCTGGCACGGCGGCGCATTGGCGACGTGGCCCCGCTGCTGGCGCGGGAGGTGGCGTGACGTGCCCGCATTGCGGCTGCGAGTTCGAGCCGGTCGGCACGCGCAGCAGTCGGGCGAATCGCGACAGGCGCAGCTATCAGCAACTGCGCTACTGGTTTGGCGTGCCGATGAAGGCGCTGAGCGAGGTGACGGGCTACACCAAGATGCAGTGCCACACGCTCTGCCTTGCGCTGTGTTTTGGTGTGTCCATCGATCCCTACACGGGGCGAGATATCCCGGTCGTCCCCTTCTCGCGTGGGCTGACGAAGAAGCAGTTCGGGGAGCTGATGGAGTGGTTCCCGCCGTGGGCATGGGACATGCACAAAATCACCGTGCCGCTGCCGAACGAGATCGACATGTCGGCGCTGCCTGGATACGAGGAGGAATCGTGACCGGACTGTGTGAGTGCGGATGCGGGCGCGTCACGTCGCGCCACAAGCAGAACGATACGGCGAGGGGCTTCGTGAAGGGCCAGCACGCACGATTCGTCCCCGGTCACAACATGAAGAACGCGAGCGGTAAGACGTATCGCGTTATCCATGTGCCCGGACGCGCCAGCAACCAAATGCTTGAACACCGCCGCATTGTGGAAGGTGTGATTGGTCGGCCGCTTAACCCTCGCCACGAAGTGCATCACGTCAACGGCGACCGGCGCGACAACAGGCCGTCGAACTTGGTGGTGTGCGAGGACAGGGCGTATCACAAGCTCCTGCACGCCCGCGCCAGGGTGGTGGCGGCTGGCGGCAATCCCAACACGCAGCGCGTGTGCTCGCGTTGCAAGCGCGTGCTGGACGTCTCGCACTTCGGCAAACGGCGCGGTTCGCAGAGCGGCTACCAGACAGCTTGCAAGCCCTGCGGCAACGAATACCGGCGTGCGGCCAAGGGGCTGTATATCCCGGCCCCCAACGAACACGAGGAGGCGGCGTGAGCGTCACGGCCGAAGATCTGAAAACGGTGCGGAAGCATCTGGACAATCTCGCCAGCGACGACACGCCCACGTATCGCAACCTTGGGCTGGTGTTCGCGCTCGAGGCCGTGCTCGAGCGGGCGGCGGCGATGCCGGGGCCGTGCTGCGAGTGCGCGCACTGGGATGTGGACAGCGGCGGGTTCTGCACGAACACGCGCAGCCCCCGCAACGGCAAGGCGATGGGCGGGGACGACGGCTGCGCGGCGTTCGAGGCTGAGTGATGCCCGCGCACATGCTTCCCAAGCCCGCGAAGGGCACGGCCCGCAAGATGCAGCAGGCGCGGCGGCGGCGCATCGAGACGCAGGAGCTGGCGGCGAAGGACGCGGCCAAGGCTCGGGACGGGTATCTGTGCCGCCGCTGCGGATACCCCGGGGCGGTGCGGGTTGAGGCCGCGCACATTCGCTCGAAGGGCATGGGTGGCGACCACGGGCGGCACAGCCACCACCAGCGGGACTTCATCACCCTGTGCCATTCGTGCCACCAGGGGCCGCGCAGCGTCCACAGCGGGCACGTCGAGATCGTGGTTGGGTCGCGGGGCGGCGACGGGCCGGTGCGGTTCCTAGACATCAAAAAACCGGGAGCAGCGGCTTAAACCGAGAGATCGGGGCCGACCGCTGTTCCGGTCGCCAGAAGCTCGGTGTGTTGCCGAGCGGAGTAGAGCGCGGGCCGGGGCGCGTGGCGGAACCCCGGCACCTATTCGCCGCACGATTACGCTTGCAAGCGCGGGGCGCTTATGCTTTACTGTCTCTGCGAAACGCAATACCGCGCCCACCTAGGCTATGCAGGCCGAAAAGACGCCCCTCTCAGCGTCCTGGTGGGCGACTCAACCGAGAGCCGCTTTGAGAGAGGCGGGCACCACTCACAGCACGATTCGGTCTCTCATCGCTCAAGCGACGGGCGGCGCATCCGCCTTGCCGTGTGGGGATTTTGGGGAGGACCGGTTGGCCCCACGCGGAGTTCGGCGGCGATCAAATCCACAGAGCCGCAAGCGTGGACCCGAACGGGCAGAGCGCGTGGAGGTGAGCGTGACGTGCTCAGACAGTCTGCCCAACTTCGCCGCGACGTTCACCGTGGGCGAGGGCCTGTGATCCTGACGGGGCGGCCGACAGATTCACGAGCAGCGGGTGGTTGCTAGGGGACCACTCTGCCTGCTCACCCTCCGAACAACCGACAGGTAGAGATCAAGAACAGTCAGTACAAGCAAGGGGGACAGCATGGAACAGCAGGTGACAGTCGGTGTAGAGACAATCACGCCGGAGTTTGCACGCGACGTGATGGCACGGCAGGACGCGATGGCGTCTGCCTCTGGAACACCCGTCAATCGGTCGGTGCAGCGGTTTCGCGTCGAGAACTATGCGCGGCAGATGTCCGAGGGGCGCTGGCAGATGAACGGCGTTCCGGTCATCTTCAACGGGGAGCGCATGCTGGACGGCCAGCATCGCATGCTCGCCGTGATCCGGGCGGATCGGGCGGTGCCGATGCTGGTGGTGCGTGGCGTGAATACGAGCGCCTTCCACACCATCGACGTCGGCAAGACGCGCAGCACGGCCGACGTGCTCAGTGTGCGCGGCATCACGAATACCGCGTTGACAGCGGCGGCGGCGGCGCTGGTGATGGCCTACGAGCGGTTCGGCGCGCCCACGACGAATCAGACGTTCCGGTTCGCACAGGGCGAGATCGCGGACTACGTGACGGCGAACGCCGAGCGGTGGGGGCAGGCGGTGCATGCGATGCAGGCCGCGCATCAGGTGGTCGGCGCGCCAGCGGTGCTCACGGCGCTGTCGTATCTCGTGGCGGGGCATCCGGTCGAGCGTGTCGAGTTCTTCGCCCGCCTCAAGGACGGCGTGAACCTCGGCCCGGACAGCCCGATTCTGCATCTGCGCCGCGTGTTGTCCGATGCCCGCACGGCGCGGAAGACGACGCGCATGCACATCCGCATGGCGGTGACGATCAAGGCGTGGAACGCCTACATCCAGAAGCGGTCGATGCGGCTCCTGCGGTGGAAGGACGACGAAGAGTTTCCCCGCGTGATCGTGTAGGGCGGCAACGCGGCGGTGTCCGATTCCGGGCACCGCCGCCTCCAGACGGAGGCGTCATGGACGAGTTCAGTCAGTTCTACGCGGCGTATCCGCGAAAGACCGCGAAAGGGGCGGCGCGCAAGGCGTGGGAGCGGATGGCGCGCATCGAGCCCGACCTGCTGACGAAGTGCCTGACGGCGCTGGCGTGGCAGACGACGAGCGCGCAGTGGACGAAGGATGGCGGCGAGTTCGTGCCGTATCCGGCGACGTATCTAAACCAGGAACGCTACGACGACGAGCGGCCGATGACGGCGGATGAGCGGGCGGCGCGGGCGAATTACGAGGCGTGGCTGGCGCAGAACGCGCACGACCCGGCGGCGCGGACGATTAGCTTCGAGGCGTTCCAGCACTACCAGCGCGAACGGCGGCGGGCCTAATGCCTTTCATCGCCAGCATGGGCCGTCGCGCCTGCAACTCCTGCCGCAAGGTCACGCCGAAGGGCGGGACGGTCTACCAAGGCGACATCACGGGCATGGAGTGGTGCGAGGGATGCGCGGAGACGACGCTGCACAAGACACAGGAGGCGGCGCAGCCGGTGGCATCGCGGGTGCTGCCGAGTAGTTGGACGCGCATCGGCCCGCAGGCGGTGCCGTCGTGGTTCGAGCGGGGGGAGGACTAGATGGATTGGCAACCGATAGCGACCGCGCCGATCAACCGCGAGGTGTTGGTGTTTGACGCCAACTGGTGCGGGCGTGGCCCCAATCAGACAGTCAGCTACTACACGCGGCACAAGGGTGGCGGCGGCTCATGGAGCGGCGTTACCGAAGCGACGCACTGGATGCCCCTCCCGGAGCCGCCGAAGTAATGGCGCAGCGCATGAAAGCGCACCGGCTGCGGTGCAAGCGCCCCGAGTGCGGGCGGATGTTCGAGGCGTGGCGCAAGTCGCAGCGGTTCTGCTCGAACTCGTGCGGCATCAAGGCGCGTGGCCCGGAGTGGTTCGCGGCGCATCAGGCCAAGATCACCGCCATCCGCAAAGCGAACGGCTACAGCCGGTTCATTCAGCGCATGCGGGCGGCGGGGCTCACGGACGCGCAGATTGCCGTGGTGCGGAAGGAAATGCTGATGGTGCGGGCGAACGCGCACACGGCGGGGAAGCGTCTGGGCTGGCAGGAAGCGCTGCGCGAGACGGGCGACGAGGCGCGCTGGCGCAAGCGGAGGGCGGCGTAGATGGCACGCTCGAAGTATCACGCGGTGCCCACGGTCATCGACGGCATCCGGTTCGCCTCAAAGGCCGAAGCCAAACGCTATCAGGAACTGAAGCTGGCGCAGAGCGTCGGCGCGATTAGCGATCTGGAACTGCAACCACGCTACCGGCTGCACGTCAACGGCTGGAAGCTGGGCGAGTATCGCGGGGATTTCCGCTACCGCAACAGCGAGGGCCAGACGGTCGTGGAAGATGTCAAGGGCATGTTGACGCCCATGTATCGGTGGAAGAAGAAGCACGTCGCGGCCGAGTATGGCGTGGACGTGGTGGAGGTCCGATGAGCTGCGACTACCTGGAACTCACCGCGCCCCGTCTCCGCGCTATGGAACTGTGGGCCGAGCTGAACCCGCCGGAGTCCGGCATCGTGTCCATCCAGCGCGACCCCCACGGGCGGTTTTGGCGGCATGTGGCGCTCAAGGCGGCGGCGGATGCGGCCATCCAGCGCGCACAGGGGCGGGGTTAGCCCTGGCTGGCCTTCTGGGCGCGTCGGAGGGCGGCTGCGGCCTTGGCGGCGGCGGTGGCTTTCTTCGCGTTCTCGGCGCTGCTGGCGGCTTTCTTCGCGGTCTTGATACTGCCGAGCGCCTTCGCGGCTTCGCTGGGTGTCATGGGCCAAGAATAGCGCCTAACGTTGGGACTTGACAAGTCCTAACGATAGGGATAGGATTTTGGACATGGCAAACATCTACACGAACCAATGGAATGCCCACGTTGTGGCCTGCGAGTCACACGCGGCCGAAATCCTGCGCCACGTCTACGGCGACGTGCGTCAGGTCGGCACCACGGATGAGGAATGCCGGGCGTGCCGCACTGCCCGCCAACTGGCCGAGCAGCCGGCCAGGATGCGCGCCGCGCTCATGTCGCCCAAGCTGAGCCACACGCGCACGAAATACGGTTCGGTCCACGCCTACCACCGCGACGACGCTTCGCCTAGTGGCGTGATGCTGGCGGCGAGCCTCGACGAAGCGCGCTACGCCGATTTGGCGCGGGAACTGGCCGGCGTGGTGTTCGGCGGTTGCCTCGCCCCGCTGAGCCCAACCGAGGGGCTGGCAGTGCCGCGATGAGCGAGACGACACCAGGGGAGACGCCCGTGGAGCGACGGCTGCGGGAGATGGCCGACACGCTCGGAGATGGCGCATGGGCGCAGCAGGCACAACTACTACGTGACGCCGCTGACGCCCTGACCGCCGCCCACGCCGCACGGGACGCCGCCCTTCGGGAGCGCGACGAGGCGCGGGCGGCACGCGCTAAACGCTTGACACCATAGGCGTATCACGCATATCCTGCCCCTGCGGATATGCTGCCTTCGCACCCCCGCGCCCCTATCCCGGCTAGATTGCGCGCCCCCTTGCGGCTGTGCCTCGCCCCAGGATGCAGCGCACGGGTGACACGGGGACGCTGCCCTGCCCACACACGCACACACAACCAGCAGCGGGGCACAGCCCACGAACGTGGGTACGACGCAGCATGGAGGCGTGCGGCTGCACAGTTCAAGCGTGAGTATCCGCTGTGCGGTATGCGCCCCGGTGGCCTGCCCCCTGTTATGAGCCAGTGCCACGACCAAGGACGACTTACACCAGCCCATCAGGTTGATCACGTCATCCCCCATAGGGGGCGCGCCGACCTGTTCGATGATCGTGAGGGGAACTGGCAGTCGCTGTGCGCGCAGTGCGGAGCGCGTAAGAGTCAGGCGGGGCTGTGATGCGCGGCGCGATACGTCAATCCGATGACGGCGAGCGGCCATACCCGGTCAAAAAGTTGACGACCGCCGTCTCAGGGACCGCGCCCGTGGTGAGCGTTGCCGGAATCGAGTCCAAGAATTTGAATCCGGTTCAAGATATTCAAGTTTCCGTATAAACGCGCATGGGTTGGGGCGGTAGGAGACCGGGGGCGGGGGCGAAGCCAAAGGCGCTGCGCGAGCGTGCCTTGCTGGCCGTGCCGTCCCGTGCGGCGCATGTGCAGGCGGCTGCGGTGGCGTTGCCTGAGCCCGTAGACGCGCCGCCCCCGGCGACGTTGACGGATGAGGAGCGGGCGGTGTGGGTGCGGCAGGCGCCGTATGCGGTGCGGGCGCGGACGCTGACGCCGAGCACGTCGCTGAGTTTCGAGCGGTATGTCCGGCTCGTGGTGCTCGAGGACCGGTTGGGCCGGGACGTGGACGCGGCGGGCGGGACGAATCACCGGGGCATCTTGCAGCGAATCAACGCGCTGGAACTTCAGTTCATGTTGACGCCTGCGGGGAAGGCGCTGCTGGATGCGCCGGCAGCGGACGCGAAGCCGGTCAGCCCGTTGGATCGGTTTCTCAATCGGAAGGTGGGGGCATGACACAGGAGAGGCCACCGTGTGACGTGTGCGGCAAGCCGGCGACGTCGGCTGCGTGCGACATTATTCGCGGATTTGATCCGACGCTGACGTGGGTGGCGAGCAAGCCGGGCGCGAAGCACTACGGCTGTGACGAGCACCCGGCCAGCGACCGAGCCATTGACGTGCAGTCGGGAATGATCATCCGCTGATGGACCGGCGTCACGGCGTTTCTCTATCGGAAGGTGGGGGCATGAATCGACGAGGTTTCTTTCGGAAGGCGGCTGGCGCGGTGGCGGCTGGGGCGGTCGGCGGGCACGTCGATCCGCCGAAGCCATGGGAGTTCCCGGTGGAGTCGTCTACCGGCGTGACGTCGCTGACGTCCCACGTCGTCAGGCTTGACCATCTCAACCTGCCGGCCATCAGCAACGACGAGAGCATCTGGCTCGACCCCCGGCTTGTGAAACAGATGAAGCCGATGACCGTCACGTTGGAATGGGCACCCGAGGTGGAATACGAAATGGTGCTCCAGCCCAAGACGCGCAAGTGACTGACCGCGCCACGGCCTACGCTCGCGCCGTCGTCGCCGGGGAGGTGGTGACGTCCCGCCTCGTGCGGCAGGCGTGCGCCCGCCATCTGCGCGACCTGGAGACGGCCGAGCTACGCGGGCTGCTGTGGGACGTCGAAGAATCCGAGGCGGTGATCGACTTCTTCTCCGACGTGCTGTGTCTGCCCGAACAGGTAGACGCGAACGACGACGAGGATGACCCCGACGCGGACCCGTCAGACGGCACGCCGTTCGTGTTGCAGCCGTGGCAGCAGTTCATTGCCGGCAGTCTCATGGGCTGGTGGGTGCTCAAAGGCGGGAAGCGGCGGCGGCGGTTCTCGACGGCCTACATCGAGACGGCCAAGGGCACGGGCAAGTCGCCCCTCTGCGCGGGCATCCTCATCTATCGCTGTGTCGCGGACGGCATCCGGGGCGGGCAGTTCTACTGCGCCGCCGCCGTGAAGGACCAGGCCAAGGTGGCGTTCGCGGACGTCGAGAAGATGGTCGCCGCGTCTCCGCATCTGCGTGACTTGTTCCAGCCTACGGTCAACAACCTGGCGATGCCGACGACGGGCTCGTTCATCCGTGCGATTAGCTCGGAGCGGCGCGGCCTCGACGGCAAGCGCGTCACGGCGGCGGTGCTGGATGAAGTCCACGAGCACCGAGACGCGACCGTGGTCAACAAGATGCGAAAGGGCACGAAGGGCCAGCCCAACGCCTTGATCATGGAGCCGACCAACAGCGGCTTTGACCGCACGTCGGTCTGCTGGCAGCACCACGAATACAGCCGCAAGGTGCTCGACGGCACCGTGGATGGCGACGACTGGTTCTGCTTCGTGTGCGGGCTGGACCCGTGCGATGCCTGCGTGGCGGCGGGGAAGTGGTTCCCGGACACCGAGTGCGCGACGTGCGACCGCTGGGATGTGGAGGGGCCGCACTGGCTGAAGGCCCATCCCAACCTCGGCATATCGGTGCATTGGGACTACCAGCGCAAGCTGGTGAACCAGGCCAAGGGGATGCCCTCGGCCGTGTCGGACCTGTTGCGGTTCTCGTTCTGCGTCTGGACGCAGGGGCAGAACCGGGCCATCGATATGGGTAAGTGGGCCGCGTGCCAGCCGCTGCCGGACGACTCCGCGCTCGTGGGCGTGCCGTGCTACGGCGGGCTGGACATGGGCGAGTCGGACGACTTCTGTGCGTGGGTGCGCGGCTGGCTCATGGAGGACGGGACGCTGGCGATCAAGTGCCGGTTCTGGCTTCCCCGTGCCGCGCTCGAACGCTTCCCCGGCCGGCCGTATGCCGAGTGGGAGCGCGCTAAGCTGCTGACCGTGACCGAGGGCGAAGTGACGGACTACGAGTTCGTGCGTCAGCAAATCCTCGAGGACTGCGAGCGGGATGGCGTGGTGGCGGTGGCCTACGATACGCGCTCGGCCACGGAAACCGCCCAGGTGTTGCAGGCGGCGGGCATCGACATGGTGCCGACCCGGCAGGGCTTCGCGCTCGACGAGGCCATCAAGCGCGTGCTCGGGCTGGTGCGGGAGGGAGAGCTACGCCACGGGCGGAACCGCATCATGGATTGGATGGCGTCCAATGCCGTGCTGCTGACCGGCACGAAGGGCGAGCGGCGGTGGGCCAAGGAGAAGTCGCCCGAGAAGATCGACGGCATCACGGCCCTGACGACGCTGGTGCATCACGCATTGATCGGCCGGGAGCGTGATGGCCGGTCGATCTACGAGACGCGGGGGCTCACGGTGTTTGGAGCGTCACGATGAGCGGACCGCCAACACCGCCAGCAAGCCGAGACCACGGATGGCCGCGCCCGGCGAACGAGCCGCGCCCGGTGGGCAACACGCACACGATTAGCCCTCGGCGGCTGGTCAATATTGAGCCAAGCCCTCCGTTGTGGTCGTTTATTGGCATTGTCCTGCTTGTCGTGGCCACCTATACGTGGCTGGTGCTTGGAGCGGCACGATGACCGCGTTGTGCGTCCTCTGTGGCTGTCCGACCGCTTATGAAGCGTGCGACGAATGCAACGCGTTCATTATCGGTGCCAACGCTGCCATGTTAGAGACATCGGCACTGAACTACCTGGCGCTGCTCGACCGCGCTCGGCGGCTGCGTCCGTGGGTGTCGGCCGAGGAGCGCGAGCGTATTGCCAGCACGGTTGCGCCGCGCATGGCCCAGCCACGACCAGCCGCGATGGAAGCATCGACGGCCCCGGAGGCGATGACTTCGCGGCAGGCAAGGACGTCGCGGCCACGGCCATCCGAACAGAACGCACCTAGGAACGCAGACCATTATCGGTATGGCAACGACTGGTGGTGGGGCGCTTGCTGGGAGGCCGACCACACCGTGGCAACGTCTTCGATTCTGGCTGCTGTCGCAGACCGGTTCAGGCTTGAGGAGTCAGGCACATGACCGCGCACCAGCAGCTCCGCGCCGCCTACCTCGCCAGCGGTCTGACCATGGAAGAGGTCGGGTTCCGGGCTGGCTGCACCAAGAACACCGTGCTCCGGGTCTGCGGGCCGACCCCGCGCAACGTCCGCGCCGATGTCCTGCTCGCCGTGGCGCAGGTCGTCGGCCTCCGCGCTGTCTACATCGCAACATCTAGCGCCGACAAATAAGCGCATTCGGCATACCGTCATATGACGTGGTGGCGGATGCCTGTCTGTACGCCGGGTTCGTCCTGCTCGCGCTCGGCGTGTATCTCACGCTGGGGCTCGGGCCGGCGTGCCTCGTCACGGGCGGGCTGCTGATGACGGTGGGCGGGCTTGAGTCGCGGCGTCGATGAGAAATCCATTGCGCGCACTGTTTGAACTCAGACAGGACTTCGCCCCGGAAGTCGTGCGCCTGCTCACGATGGGCAACCGCAGCGTGTCCGGCCAGTCCGTGACCGAGCAGTCGGCCATGCGCGTGGCGGCGGTCTACTCGTGCGTGTCGCTGATTGCGGGCACGCTGGCGACCCTGCCGCTCCACATCTACCAGCGGCGCGGCGAGCGCGAGCGGCAGCGGCGGGATGATCACCCGGTCGCCATCGTGTTTCGGTCGCCCAATCCAAACCAGACCCGCGTCGATTTTCTCCAGCAGATGCAGGCGGCGCTCCTGTTGCGCGGCAATGCGTATGCGTGGATTCAGTGGGAACCGGGCCAGCGTGGCAATATCCCCCGCGCCTTGTGGCCTTTACATCCCGATCTGGTGGACGTGACGCAGGGGCGGGACATGTCCCTGCGGTATGAGATTCGGCGGCGTCCCGAGGACCAGCCGACCGTCGTGCCGTCTGAGGACATCTTCCACGTGCGGGGCTTGAGTTCCAACGGCTACAAGGGCCGGTCGGTGCTCGAAGACGCCCGCGACGTCGTGGGCATCGCGCAGGCCACGCAGGAAAGCGCCGGAACGTTCTGGGCGAACGGTGGCGGGCCGGATGTTGTGCTGAAGCACCCGAAGGTGCTGAGCGACAAGGCGAAGGACAACATCGAATCGCACTGGCTGGCGACCTACGGCGGCAACTCGTCGCAGCGCCGGGCGGCGGTGATTGAAGAGGGCATGGACGTCATGCCTTTGAGCCTCACCAAGCGGGACGCGCAGTTTCTTGAGACGCGCCAGTTTCAGCGCGGGGAAATCTGCGGCATGTTCCAGGTGCCGCCCCACATGATTGGCGACACCGAGAAGTCCACGTCGTGGGGCACCGGCATCGAGCAGCAGCAGATCGGGTTCCTCCAATACACGCTCCGCCGCTGGCTGGTGACGTGGGAACAGGCGATCTGGCAGCAGTTCATCGAGGCCGAGGGCAGTTACTACGCCGAGTTCAACGTCGATGGCCTGCTGCGCGGCGACATGAAGACGCGCATGGACTCGTATGCGGTGGGCATCGCCAACGGCGTGATTCTGCCGAATGAGGCCCGCGCCCGCGAGAACCTGCCGGCCGTCGAGGGCGGCGATGTGGCGTGGCGTATGGCGAACCTGTCGCCGCTGACGCAGACGGAGGCACCAGCCCCCGCGCTCGTGGCTCCTGCGCTCGACGACGACGAAGAAGACGACGCGCCAGATGAACCGGGGGATGCAGAGGTGGACGCATGACCTTGGAACGGCTGGTCATTCCGTGCGAGATGAAGTCGCTCGATGAGTCCTCGCGGGCCTTCGAGGGCTACGGCTCGGTGTTCGGGGAACTGGATAGCTACGCGGATGTCGTGGCTCCGGGCGCGTTCAAGCGGACGCTGCGCGAGTGGAAGACCAAGAAACGCGCCCCCGCTTTGCTGTGGCAGCACGACACGTCGCAGCCGATTGGCGTCTACGAGGAAATGCGCGAGGACGACACCGGGCTCTATGTCCGGGGCCGTCTGTCGGATACGCAGCGAGGCCGCGAAGCCTACACGCTGCTCAAGGACGGCGCGCTGTCTGGGCTCTCGATTGGGTTCCAGACGCTGAAGTCGAAGATCGACGAAGAGCGCGGCATTCGCACGCTCACGGAGGTCAACCTGTGGGAAGTGTCGCTCGTCACCTTCCCGGCGAATGACGCCGCCCGCGTGATTGGCGTGAAGTCGTTCGAGTTACCCGAAGAACGAGAGTTTGAAGAGTGGCTTCGGCGGGACGCCGAACTGTCACGCGCCGAGGCTAAGCGCGTGATCACCACTTGTTACAAGCGCCTGCTGCGGGATGCAGCGGGATCAACCGCCACCGACATTGCGGGACGCCATGTCGAGGGTTCTAGCGACGCCCCGGTAGATGAAGCCAAGGCTTATCTGCTGGACGTGTTCGCGGGAGTTCTCGCACATGGACCAGGAACTGAAGGGTCTGATCGACCAGCTCGGTCGTGATTACAACGAGCTGAAGCAGACCGTCGCCGTCAAGGCCAAGGAAGCCGCCGAGGGTGCCGTCGATCCGCTGATCACGGCGAAGTTGAAGGACATCAACGAGGCGATCACCCAGAAGGAGATCGCCCGCGACAAGGTGATCTCCGACCTGCGTTCGCGCCTCGACGTGATGGCGTTCGCGGATGCCGGCGCTGGCAAGGGCGACGTCGCCCCCGCCGTGCGCGAATACAAGCAGGCGCTCGGCCACTACCTCCGCAAGGGCGACGAGGCCGGCCTGGCCGCGCTTGAAGCGAAGGCGATGTCGGTGGGTTCGGACCCGGACGGCGGCTACACCGTCGAAGCGGATCGCACCGGCCGCATCATCACGCGCATCTACGAGACGAGCCCGATGCGGCAGCACGCCAGCGTCGTGACCATCTCGACGGATCGCCTCGAAGGGCTCCGCGATTCGGACGAAGCGGCGGCGTCGTGGGTCGGTGAGACGGGCACGCGCTCGGACTCCAACACCCCGCAGCTCAACAAGTGGGCTATTCAGGTTCACGAAATCTACGCGAAGCCGAAGGTCACGCAGAAGCTGCTCGACGACTCGGCCGTGGACATCGAAGCGTGGCTCGGCGCGAAGGTGGCCGACCAGTTCGCCCGCTCGCAGAACACCGCATTCGTCACCGGCACGGGCGTCGGCCGTCCGCGTGGGTTCGCCAGCTACGCCACGGCGGCGACCGCTGACGCCTCGCGCACCTGGGGCGAGTTCGAGCACGTCGCCACGGGCGCGAACGGCTCGTTCGGCACCGACCCGGCCGGCATCGAGAAGCTGATCGCGGTGAAGCACAAGCTGAACCCGGCGTATCTCGCGGGCTCGGGCTGGTTCATGAACCGCACCACGCTCGCGGAAGTGCGGACGCTGACCGATGCGTCCACGGCGGGCGGATTCGTGTTCGTGCCGGACTTCTCGGGCGAGGCGGCGGGCAGCATCCTCGGATACCCGGTGCATCTCATGGAAGACATGGTGGCCTACACCACGACCGGCGCGCTCGCGGTGGCCTTCGGCAACATGCGCGAAACCTACACCATCGTGGATCGCCTCGGCATCCGCGTGCTGCGCGATCCCTACTCGTCGAAGCCCTACGTGGAGTTCTACACCACGGCTCGCGTGGGCGGCGATGTCCTGAACTTCAACGCGCTGAAGTTCGTGAAGTTCTCGTAAGGAGGACAGGCGACCATGAACGGCTTCAACGATAAGAAGATCGTCAACGCGCTCAATCAGGCGGCGACCCTGACGGCGACGACGACCGGCAACATCATCGACCGTCAGGGCTACGAGCTGGTGGACGTGCTCGTGCAGGTCGGCACCTCGACCACGGCTGACGGCTCAAACTACTTCACCGTCTCGCTCACCGCGTCGGATGACTCGGGCATGAGCGGTGAGGAAGTGGTCACGGCGAGCAACGGCCTCGTCGGCGCGAACCTCGTGATCAACGCCACGGGCGATGCGAACGCGGTGAACCACATCGGCTACAACGGCCAGCGGCGGTATGTCCGTCTGGCCTGCACCGAGACGGGCACGGCGAGCGTCCAGATCGCGGCCATCGCGTCTCTGGAACAGCCGCACCGCGCCCAGGTCACGAACGCCAGCATCCTGAGCTAGTGATGCGCGTGACCCTACTGCACCCGCGTGAGTTTCAGGATGCGGGTGTAATCCGTGCGCTGTGGCCCGGCGAGCATGACTTGCCGAGCGTGGTGGCGCACGCGCTGATTGCGTCCGGGGAGGCCGTCATGGCGATGGCCCCCCCGGAGCGTGCTGCCCTCTCTGCCGCGCCTGAGATCAAGACGCGGCGCAGGCGGGTGGCGGCATGATGTTCACGCGCAAGACGGGGCCGACGATCCCGGTGGTTGATCTGGCCGTGCTCAAGGAGCATGTGCGGATCGATGCGGACCTGACGGATCAGGACGCCGTGCTGGGCGCGTATCACGACGCGGCGGTGTCGTGGGTCGAGGAATACACCGGGCGGTCGCTGACGACGCAGACGTGGCAAATCGCCGCGCCGACGTTCCCGCACCGCTTCTGGTTGCCTCGTGCGGCCCCGCTCCAGTCGGTCACGTTCGTGAAGTATTACGACACGGCCAACGCGCTGACGACCTTGAGCAGCAGCGTGTATACGTTGCCCGCGTTTGCCGAGCCCGCCGTGATTCGGCTGGCCTACGCGCAGACGTGGCCGTCCGTCTACGAGCGTGAGGACGCTGTGCAGGTCGAATACGTGACCGGCGCGACGTCGGCGGCATCGGTGCCGGCCCCGTTGCGGCAGGCCGTGCAGTTGCTGGTGGGGCACTGGTATGCCCACCGCGAGAGCGTGATTGTGGGCACGAGCGCGATGGAGACGCCCATGGCGGTCGAGTCGCTGTGTGCCCCGTATCGGCTGTTCGTGCGTCACCCGGAGTGGGCATGAGCGCCGGAAGCCTGTCGGAACGGCTCGTGATTCGCACCGTGACCACGGCCTCGGATAGTCAGGGCGGTGTGACGGAGACGGCCGCGACGGTGGCGACGATTGCCGCCGAGCCCATCCCGCTGTCGGCCTCTGAACAGTTGCAGGCCGAGTCGGTCGGATCGCATGCGATCTATCGGTTCCGTGCTCGTGTGCGGGCTGGTGTCACACCGGGCATGACGGCCTTGTGGACGCCGCGCTGGCCTGCGGGCATGAGCGCGAAAGTGCTCCAGATCACGGGCGTGCAGCCGCTGCCGGATCGGCAGTTTATGCATCTCTCGTGCGCGGAGGTCCACTAGTGGCCTATCTCGCGCTCTCGCCCGTGTCGGCGGCGGTCTACGCCAAGTTGAACGTGGCGGGCATGAATGCCCTTGTCGGCACGCGCATCTATGACGACGTGCCACGGGCGGCGACGTTCCCCTTCGTGTGGTTCGAAGTGCGGGAGCGGGACGTGCGCGGGTTCGGCACCGGGGCCATCCCGGAGATCGAACTGTGGGTCCATGCGTTTTCGACCTACCCCGGCATGAAAGAGGCGCAGTCGATCTGCCAGAAGGCGGTCGAACTGCTCCGCGATCAGGCGCTCACGATCAGCGGCTACACGCAGGCGGGCCTCGTGTTCTACGACGACACGACGCCGCTGCAAGACCAGGCCATCGAGGGCGTGAAGGTGCAGGAGCTTGTGGCGAAGTTCCGCATCTACGCGAGGGAATCGTGAGCGAGACGACGGTGCTCCTGACGGACCCGAAGCCGCTGCCGGTGGACACGAAGTGTCCGCAGTGCCGGGGCGACGAGCGCGTGACCGTGGCGGGCTTTGGCCCGGTGCGTGAGGCGTGCCGGGTGTGCGGGTATCAGTTTCCGG